ATACCAAACAGCAGACAACATACTATCAGGCCTGCGATTTAGCCAAAACATCAATGGCACGATTTACGGGCCATGGACCATTGACCAAATTGTGTACTGGCGTGAACCGTCTATTCGAGATGATGTATATGGTGGCGTGGCACCTGCCAGCGTGGCACTGCAATCTGCACAGCTGGCATACTATCTTGAGAGATTCACCAGTGCATTTTTTGAACATGGTGCACAGCCTGCAGTAATTATGAGCCTAGACAAATCCATTACGCCACCAGAATATGAACGATTAAAAAGTGATTGGCGATCACGTGTAGAGAATGTTTCAAACGCATTCAAAACATTCTTTTTTAGGGGTGAAGTTAAAACCCAAATTCTTACCTTCCCGTTAAAAGATATGGAACTTGTACCACTGCAAGAACGCGTGACCACCAACATTACTACGACGTTTGGCGTGCCACGAACCATGCTAGAAGCAAGTGCTGCAAACTATGCCACGGCTGATAGTGACAGGCAATCATTTTGGCGTGAAACGATTGTGCCACGTCTGGCATTCTATCAACGTGTACTAAATCAGCAGGTATTTGCACCACTCAAATACAAAATGCATTTCACACCAGAAGTATTAGATGTATTTCAGACTGATGAAGCACAACGTGCAGGCAGCCTATTGCAATTGGTACAGGCTGGTGTGCCATTGAGCAGTGCAATGAAGATTCTTGGCTATGACAACATTGACGAAGCAATCGGTATGCCACCAACCATCACTGGCCCTGATGTAACAGGAGTCAATGTGGATAATGGTGCAGAAATTGTGGATGAATCACTAAACGATATGAAGGCAGTGCAGGCCAGCAGACTTGCAGACTTGGAAGCATACGAACGCAAGGCATTGAAACGCTACAAGACCAAAGGCAATGCGGCCGCCACGTTTGAATCAGATGTATTGCCACGCTACATGACTGATTACATTTATGCAGAACTCAAAAGCGTAAAAAAAAAGAGTGATATAGCACATGTATTTCACTTCATAAAGGCACTCACACTCGCTGATCTTACGCCAGCCGAACGTAAGGTATATAACGCCATTGCAAGTAAGCTGGCAACGCGGAGTGATAAGAATGCACAGGCCATTGCAGATGGTGACTACACAGCCATTGACACTGATTTGCGTAATCTACTCACTGATAATGTTGCACAGCTGGTATTAGATGCAGGTGCACAGCGTATTCGTACTATACCTGGCATGGCTGATGTAGTAGGTGATCAGGTTATTACACAAGGCATTGCCAACCATGCCAATACCTACATTGACAGTTACTGGAACCCCTTCCTGCAGGATTTATCAGCCACTGAACAAAGTTATATCAGCAGTGTTATTGCCAATGCGCAAGCCACGGTTGGCATCACTGTTGATGATATTAAAAACCAATTGGCCATGTTTGGTGATTTGCGTGCACAACGCATTGCATTCACGGAACCTACACGAGCCGCAGCACAGCAAACGTTTGCCATTCAGAATCAGGCACTGCAGGCTGGCATTAATACCACTATGGTATGGATTGCAGAAAACGATGGTGAAGTATGCGATTTATGCGAACCACTAAACACACTGACACAAGACGAATGGCCACCAGAAGCAACAGACGGACCACCACGCCACGTAAACTGCAGGTGCGCTATTGGATTGCAGCTGGTGAAATCGCCAATTATTGAAGCAGGTGATTAGATGGCATTTAGCATTGAAGTGCAAAACGCAACACTGCATCTAATCGAGAAGGTCAGGCAGTTACAGGAGAATGTGCTACCTGTAGTGGCTGGCCTTGCAGTCACTGAATTAATCAAGAACGATCCACCACCACCAGCGCGCGGCAGTGCACCAGGGTTTGTCAGTGATAAGCAGCGCAAATTTGTTATGGCAGGCAAACGCAATGGCACCATACAAATACCGTATGTACGCGGCCGTGGTGCAGGCAAATCACAGAAACTGAATAGGTCATACCTGGTACTACGTGGCACCATTGCAGAATCACAGGTAGTAAGCACTGCCAGCTATGCACAGTATGTGGTGGGGAATAAGCAGGCACCAATACATCAGGGCCGTTGGTTGACCACTGATGATATTGCCAAACGCATGGAAGAGAGTGGCCAAATCAAAACCGTGGTTGAACAGGCCGTGAATCAGATTTTTGGGTAATGTACACTAGTGGCAAACATGTAAGGAGTAATCACCATGGCAGGCAGCAGACACAGTGCAGCAGATATGCAAATCATACGTGCAGCGCGCAAGGCATCGCAATCCATTGCCACCTATATGGAGCAATTAGGCGATGATATGCAAGATGATGATGATGATACCGAAATTAAATCAATGGAGATTGGCGAGGAATTCAACACACGCCAGCGTATGCTAGTGTCAGCACTCATTGAAGTGACACACGAAGCAGGCAAGTTTGATACATCAGCTGGTGCCAATGGCGCGCACTACATGCCAGCTGAACAAAATGTATTTATGGCCAAAGGCATCTACTGTGAACACTGCTATTTTTATCAGCCTGATTATCAGTGTGCCATTGTTGATGCAATCATTGATCCAATGGCATTGTGTAAGTTTTGGGTAATTCCACAATCAGAGATTATCGAAGCAATGGCCGAATCAGAAGTGATTGATATGCCTGTTGAATCAAGGGCAGAGGAAATTTATAAGGAACCAATGGGGGGCGATATGCTGGCAGTGCGTGCTGCTGCTGATAGCGTAAATTTACAATTTGGCGATGATTCTGCATATGAAATCAATAATCCTAATGACGTCAAATTAGCGTATCAAATGCGAATTGTAGACCAAGACGGACCAGAAGGGTTTGATGAATTCAAGACTGATTTGATTGCACTGGCCAAACGCAAAGGCCCTGATTTTGTTGCAGCACTGCCAAAAGAATGGCGTGATGAGATGGCCAAATCAGTGCAAGATTTTGCACGTAAGCTGATTGGAATTATGCAATGATGTATGCAGTTAAGCAGGTATCAGATTACGTGGTACGCGGCCGTGGCGTCGTGTTTGGTGGCAAGGATTTAACAGGTGACAGATTCACTGCCAAAACAGATTTTGGTGATACGAGGTCATTTGTTGGCATGCCGGTTTATTATGACCACGGCCTAAGTGATTTGCAGTCACAAATTGGCACTGTAAAAATGTGGCAGCCTGATGATGAAGGCATTGATGTTGATATTGAAATTGACAAACGCCACAAATATGCACAGCAGGTGATGGCCCTTGTAAAAAAGGGTGTGCTAGGATTATCCACAGGTGCACTATCACATCTGGTAGTACGCGATGGTGGCGAATTGAAACGATGGATTGTAGGAGAGATTAGTTTAACACCTACACCAGCTGAACCACGGACCATGGCTATTTCTGATATGAAGGCAGTGCCACAGGCTGGCAACAGCGGCCCTGCAAATGTCAGTAGCAATACATTAGTAAGCACATCAAAGGAATTATCTACCATGTCAGATCAAGCGCAAGCAATCAAAGAGGCCGTGAAGGCCGCCATCGAGGAGATGGCAGGCGAGCCAGTTCGTGGTGGTGGTGTTGTTGCTGGCAATGCACCTGCTACCAAAAAGTTAACCACCATGGGGAATAGCAATGACCAAATGCAGGCCCTTAAGCACTGGATGCGTACCGGTGATGAAGTGGCAGCCAAGGCCGTATTAGTCGAAGGCACCAATGCAAACGGTGGTTTCTTAGTGCCTGAAACGTATGCACAGCAAATCATTGATAAACGTGATGAAACGTGGATTGGTGCCAAGCTTCCTATGCAACGCTACACCACGCAGTCTGATATTTTCAACATTGCCGCGCAAAATGAGAAATCAGATTTCGCATTCGTGGCTGAATCTGGATCATTTAATCAAGACGAGCCAACTTTTAGTGGTGTGGCCATCACCTTGTACACTGCATCATTGGGTATGTTGATTTCAAATCAATTGTTGCGTGACCAGGCCATGGATCTTGATGGATTTGTTGCACGTGAAGTAGGCCGCGCGTATGCACGTCACTTGAATAACTTCATGTTGGTTGGTACGGGATCAAGCCAACCCTATGGCATCATTCCACGTGCTACCGTCAACACCGAAACACTGGCTAGCACCACGGGTGTTGATGCAGCGGATATTATTAACATGGTCCACAAATTGCCAGCATGGTATGCAGATGATAGTGCCAGTGTGGGTTGGGTAATGCGAAATACCACGTTAGGTGCCATTCGTGCACTCACTGGTAATTTCTTTAGCTTCCAAGCGACGCCACAAGGCGGCATTGATAATCTGTATGGCAAACCTGTTGCAGTATCAGACAAGATTGCAGCCATGGCCGCCAGTGCCAAGAGCATTTTGTTTGGTAACTTCAATTACTATGCATATGTCGAGAATCTCAATTTGGAAATCAGCCGCAATCCATACTTGTACCAGGCGAATTACCAAACTGCTATTTTCTGTACTGCACGTTGGGGTGGTGACGTTACGCAGGCTGATGCATTCGTGTTGGGTAGCAATCCTGCTTCATAGGAGTAAACCCAATGCGTGTAAAGCTTCATAACAGCCTTGCACGAACCGTTGGCACTCGAATGGTAGTACATGCTGGTGGTGATGTTATCGACGTCACCACCAGTGAAGGCACCAGGCTGATTGCCACCAATCGTGCCACGTTTGTACCAGACGATATGCCAGCCATCGATGTACAAGAGCAGGCACCAGCGCAGGCACCAAAACGCGTGAAACGTCTGCCAAAGGAATAAACCACTATGGCATATATAACTGCAGCAGATTTACGATCATACATTGGTGCCACCAGCAGCAGTGATGATACCCAACTTGGATATGCTGCCACGCGTGCACAGTCAATGATTGAAACGTACACCAACCGTATTTTTGAATGCCCTGCAGATACCACACGGTATTACAATGCGTTAGATTTTCGGTATGGTGGCAACATTGATGCATTCAATAACACACTGCAATTGGATTTTGATTTGTGTCAGCTGACCAGCATACTCAATGGCAATGGTCAGGCAATACCAACCAACGTGGTAGTGTTGCTTCCTGCCAATTACACGCCAGCCTATGCAATCAAGATACAAATGAACACCAGCTATATTTGGACCTATACAGGCACACCAGATATTGCAATTTCAGTGACTGGCAGATTTGCCTACTCGATTACACCACCAAATGATATTGTGGCAGCGTGTTTGCGTTTAGGTGGTTTCATTTATCGTGCACGCGAAGGCACACCTGATAGTGATCGCGCTATTTTGTCATCAGATGGCGTAATCCTACAGGCACCACGCATACCCACAGATGTACAGCAGATGTTGGAACCCTACAGGAAGCGTAGCTAATGGCCAGCAATATTGATGCAATCATATCTGCTATTGTGGCACTCAATGTACAGCTATCTGGCAGTAGTGTGCTGGTACGATCAGGAACCACACTAAAGGATAGTGAGGAAATCAGCGATTTGCCAACGCGGATTGTGTCACCTGTTGGCATGACGTCACAACGCACAAAGGTGCAAACGTTAGGTGGTGCAGGCCACGTAATGAGCACTGAATGGACCATCACGGACACATGCCTATTGCGTGCAGTAGGTATGGGTTTGGGTCTGATGGATATTGCCACGGTATACCAGGCATACATGGCGGCATACATTGAGCAGGCACGCCAATTATCTGGCCAAAGTTACACACTCACACTACTCACGCAACGCGCACAGGTGGTTGAGTTTACAGTAGGATCAGGCCGAAATTATCATGCAGTTATTTGCACACTCACGTTTGTTGAGATTGTGCAGTAAGGAGATTTAAACCATGGCACAAACCACAGGTGCAATGTCAGGAGCGGCCGCCACCATCAGCTACCAATCAGGTGGCACTGGTACCTACACAGATATTTCAGGAAGCAGCCAATCAGTAGACGTGGTAACGCTTACCAAAATGACGGGTGAAGCATACACGTTTGATGGTAGCTATGCAGTGTTGACGGTTGGCAAGAATGAACCATCAGAAGTAGTAGTAAATGTGTTGTACACCGATACCACTACTGAAGCGTATCAGGTAATGCTTACTGCATTTGAAAGTAGCACGCTAATTTCACTCAAATGGGTGCCAGGTGGTGCCACTGCTGGTGCAGATACCTACACCACGAGTGCTGGCCAGATTACTGCTATTGATTTGCCTGCCATCGATGCATCAAGTGCAGGCCCAATCATGGCATCATTCACGCTACGATGTGCGAGTATTACCCACACCACCTAATTGGATTATGCACAGATTGCGTGGTTGGCAGTGCTGGCCACGCAATACTACTAAAGGAACAACACACGATGTACATTATTGATTCTACAAAGTTAACCATTCGCGATGTGGCAAACCTTGTAAAGGCTGGCCAATCCAACAATCTCGATGCACTGCTACCAATCATGAATAAGTGTGTGCAGGTAGATGATGGGAGATTGGCAGAAGATTTGCCTGCAAACCATTTGGCGCAAATCATCAGTGCAATTGTTAGTCGTGTATCAGGTGACACAAACCCAAAATAGCAATGGCATTGCGTGCACACCTATGGACAAAAGCACCAATGCCTATTGAATACTTGGAATTGGTATTGTGTCGTGATATATACCACTGTACACCAGCAAATCTGCCAGACTGGCAGACCATATCAGAACACTTGGCACTGATGGCAATTGAAGCAGAAGTGAATGAACACAAGGCCAAACGCAAATGAGTGATACCACCGTAATGATTCGCTTCTTAGGTGAAGACGATGTAACACCAGTGGCGGAAAACGTCACCACCAGTGTAGAAAATGTTGGTGGTGCAGCCAAAACAGCAGGCAGTGGATTCAGTGCCATGCAATCAATTGCCACGGGTGCATTTCAGGCCATTGGAAGCGCAGCCACCAACCTGGCAGGAGCCGCATTGTCTAAGGTTGGCGATTTCATATCAGGAAGCATTCAGGAAGCATCAGAGTGGAATTCTGTTATTGCACAGACTGAAGCAGTAGTGAAATCAACAGGCAT